GGGACTCCAGTGTGCGTGTTTAACAAGATATCGTATAAGCTTCTCTGATGTCTCTGTATTGAGCTGGTTGCTGGGATTGCTGACACGGGCGCAATACGCAATGAGTTCCTGCGCATCTGAGATACCCATATCGGCAAATTGTTCTGTTGGCTGTGAATAGGACAGTAAGCGTACATCCATTATTTTTCCTTTAGTATTTTCCACATCTTCTCTTTTTCAAGAAGGTCTTTTTCTAGTTCGTTGTATTTGCGCCTTAATTCTTTTAATTCGTCCCAACGATCTTCGAGTTCCGGATTAGGATGTAAGATACCCAACCGTTCTTCAATCTTATCAATGGCTTCACTTAAACTCTTACCACCTATTTTAATATCGCCGCCTTCTTTAATTTGCATACCATCGGCATTAATTTGAACGGTGGTGTCGGGTTGATAAAAACTGGTTCCGGGAGTAGTATAGGTATATGGAGTAGTAATGCTACTAGTTCCTATGGTATATCCTCCACTAGGAATAGTTATTGTATTATTCCATAAAGACGGATCTAAAGTAATGGTGTCAGTGCCAGCACCTGCATTGAATGTTGCTTGCATGCCGCCGTACCCACTGACCCCACTGCCAAGAACGATTGTGTTGTCGTCTTGATCGGACACTCTATGCTGCCTTAGCTTCTTTGCGAGCGTTCTTCTCTGCGGTGATTTCGTTGCGGCGAGCTTTGATCAACTTGCCTGCTTCTGCTAGAGCTTTACGAGCACGGGTACCAGCTGCAGAATTACCACCTGTGAATTTCGCATCTTCTGCTAAAAATGTATCCATTGCTGCTTTTAATTGTTCTACTGTGTTTGACATAATATTTCCTTATTGTTATGTGCATTTACTTATAAAAGTAATTGGTGTGGTCGGTAGGTTTCGAACCTACAAAGGCTACGAACTATGTCAGCGCCCCTTCCCCGCCGCTTTTGGAACTTTGGGAGCTTTGCCAATTTGCTCACGACCACACTTACATTATATAACCTTGTTTTAATGAACGCAACCCCGTAGTGATTAAATAGTATCACACTATGAATAATTATACTTCGGTTGAACCTCACGCAACTTCGTCATTTCAAATAACCTGGGAAGCTACCCTTAAATGTAATTTAGATTGCAGTTATTGTAGTCCAAATGATCACAATAACAAAATCCCACATCCTTCATTAGAAGATTGTCTTAAGACTGTGGACTTCCTTTTGGAATATGTTGATGTGTATATGCAACATAAAAATCCAAAAGACAGGATAGCTGGATTCAATATATTTGGAGGCGAAAGTCTTTTTCATCCAAATATAGTAGAAATACTTTCTTATATGAAACAGCAGCATAAAAAATATGAGCATCGATGGCACATGGGAGTACAAACAGTGACCAATGCTGTAGTTAAAGAAAAAATTTGGAATCAAGTAGTACCATTAATTGACTACTTTACCGTAAGTTATCACAGTGAAGCTACCCAAGAGCAACAGGATGTTGTTAGAAAAAATCTGTTAATGCTAAAAGAAAATAATAAATCATTTATCTGCTCAATTTTAATGCATGCTGGTCGTTGGGATAATTGTCAAAATATGATTGCGTGGTGCAAGGAAAATGATATTCCATATTTGCCTAGACAGTTGGATCATAGTTGGCATAATTTTAAATTTTGGTATAACAAAGAACAGACAGAATGGTGGGACGATATTAGAGGAATAGACAGAAAAGTACCACTACACAAAAAAATAATTTCAATAGTTAATTTAGATAGTCAGGGAAGAAGTTGTTGTGGTGGCAAAGAACTGAGCACAAACGGTGACACCTCTTGCAGTCAAACATACGTACCTGGAAATAATTTTCGAGGATGGAGTTGCAGTGTGAATTACTTCTTTGCTTACGTCAAACAGGTAACCAAAGAAGTATTCTTGAATAAAGACTGCCAAATGAATTTTAACCAGCAAATAGCACCCATTGGAACCGTTGATAACGGTGCAGAAATTATAGCAAAACTACGAGATGATTTTAAAAATAATACCATGCCCGTGGTTGTATGTAATAAATCTAAATGTTGGTGCGGGCTGTGTGCGCCTAAGGCACACAATAGAGAAACATTTGATTCTATGATGAAAAAATATGTCGCAGATCCCGTTTGATAAAATAATTAAGTTCGGCCAACAAACTATGTTAGACACTAATCTTTTTAGTGTCAGTTGGATCATAGGTCGATTTTGTAATTATAAATGTAGTTACTGTTGGCCATATGCTCGCACAGACAAACCGGATCATCAGGAACTTGCAGTATATACAAACACTGTCGACGAAATAAAAAGACAGTCACGAAATAATGGATTTGATAAATTTCATTGGAGTTTCAGCGGTGGCGAACCTACTGCTTATCGATATTTTTTAGATTTGATTAGACATCTCGACGACGGTACTATTACTCCATACCAAAGTATTCACATGACTACCAATTTATCTCCTGGATCGAAGTGGTGGAAAACTTGGTGCTCTAGTACAGAGCTATTACAACGGCGATCTATTACGGCTAGCTATCATACAGAACATGCTAATGAACAAGAGTTTGGAGACAAGTGTTTGCAGTTAATGAACAATAGTGTATTTGTAACAATAAATCAAGTAATGGTTCCTGATAAGTTTTGGGAAACATTAGAACGCTGCCAAAGATTTAAATCTAGAGGAATTAATGTAACACTTAAACCTCAAAGTGATCCTACTGCTAGTTTTGTAGTAAGTGGTTATACTGATGAAATGATTCGAATTATGCAAGAAGAATTTCAACAACAAGTATCCGGTGAACAGCTACACCAAATAAGATTGTCAGACGGTGTTGAAAATTATTATATTGATCAGGCCGAACGATTTAATGCATTTGGGTTTAATAAATTTAACAATTGGACTTGCAATAGCGGGTATCAAAGTGTTATAATAAGAGGCGAAGAAGTAAAACGTGGTTATAGCTGTCATGATACACCGTTGGGCAGTATTATTGACGGGTTTGATTTGTTTAAAACTCCGCAACAATGTTTGACCCCAAGCTGTGTTAGTTCAGCAGACAGCAAAATACCCAAATGCAAATTAATCTAGAACACTTTCATCATTGGATGCAGGCCGTAAGGCAAAGCCCAGACCCTATGCGAACCATGGATGCCTTCTGGTCAGGGCAAATGCAGAGCAAAGATTGGTTATGTATAGAGTTAAGAAAACATGTACATAATTTTGTAACAATTGATATTCACGGCGGATGGGTAGGAACCTTGGCCAGTATGCTATTTCAAAGTAACATTCCGGTAAAAACAATACGAAGTATTGATATAGATCCCGATTGTGAAAAAATTGCAACCATAATGAATTCCCTAGAATCACAGTCTGGAAAATTTCGAGCGGTAACAGCAAATATGTGTGCTATTCGAAGTGACGCGGATGTTATTATTAATACCAGTTGCGAACATATCACACAAGATGAATACGACCTATGGTTAAGTGGCCATCCTCAAAATAGTCTAATTGTACTGCAAAGTAATAATTATCAAATTCCAGAACATGTCCGTACTGCAAATAGTCTTGATGACTTCATTGATCAGAGTGATCTTGATGTTTTGTATAAAGGTGAAAAAACATTTCAGCTATATACTCGATATATGATTATAGGACGTAAACGTGTTTAAATTTAATCAACTACGCAGTGTGCATCTTGAGATTTCTAATCGATGTCAAGCCAGCTGCCCGATGTGTCCTCGTAATTTACACGGAGGTTTGGCGAATCCGTTGATTAAAGAAACTGATTGGACACTTGCAGATTTTAAACAGATATTTACTCAAGAGGTATTACAACAATTAACAAAAATTTCGTTCTGCGGAACCTTTGGCGACCCGATGATGAACGACGATTTGATTGCTATGTGTGAATATATTAAAATTAGCAAACCTGAAATGGATGTTCGTATTCATACTAACGGCAGTGCTAGAAATACCGCTTGGTGGAAACAACTGGTAGAAGCATTACCAACTCAACACGAAATTGTATTTGCGCTGGACGGACTGGAAGACACGCAACACATTTATCGAGTAGGAACCAATTTTAAAAAAATTATTAAAAATGCACAAGCGGTTATAGATGCCGGTGGCAGAGCTGTTTGGATGTTTATAAGATTTAAACACAATGAACATCAGGTCGAAGAAGCAAAAACACTATCTAAAGATTTAGGATTTGCAGAGTTTGTTCTTAAAAACACGAGAAGATTTGACGGACCTAATTTTGCTGTTCTTAATAGAAAAGGCGAATGGATTTATGATATTAATCAACCGAGTGACAGTATTATTAAATTTGTGGATCGTCGCGATTTAGAAAACTTTAAAGAATGGCCTAAAGCCACTGATATCAATTGTTTTGCCTTAGACGAAGAAGAAATTTATATCGATGCTAATTTTACTGTT